CCGTCATGACGAGGCTGGTGCCGTGGGAGCGCAGCGCCACGTCCCGCGCCCACGGCAGTCCCTGCCTCAGCGCCTCCGGCTCCAGCTTGTCCGCCAGCTCGGAGGTGGCCTTCATCTTCGCTCGCCCGCTGAGCGGCAGCTCGTTGCGCCGCGACGGGGGGTTGCCGTCCGGCTCGAAGGACGCCTCGCCCGCCACCAGCGCCTCCCAGGCACTGTCGGCCGCCGGGCGCATGTCCCTCGGGGCCCACCTGTGGGTCGTGCGCCGCCCCAGACGCAGCGCGAGCCCCCTAGGGACGCCCCGCACCATGAGCTGACTGCACGCGGATGCGACTGCCAGGAGGTGAGCACTCTCACCGCTGCTGGGCTGGTCCCAGTTGCCCGCGACAACGTTGGCCATGAGCCTAGCCGCGCTGGGCGTCGCCCCCGCCCTGGTGCGCAGCTTGCGGAGGAACTCCCCCCCCTGGCCGACTGAGCACTTGTGGGGCGTGGCCTTGAAGCCGCAGCGCACGGCTTGATCCGCCCAGCTCCGCGCGCTAGCGTAGTCCGGGAAGGTCATGATGACGTCGTCCCCGCGCACTGCCCTGTAGAGGGGCAGCGGCTGCGCGGCCCTCCTCTGCGCGTGGTCCACGAGCCGAGCGTACGCCTCGTTGAGCACTGAGTTGAGGCTCGTCGTGTCGCGCACGCCCGACAGGAGCCCGCCCTCCGGGGTGAAGGGCTGGTCCTGGTCTGGGTAGTGGATGCGCATGCGGCCCACTGCCTCCTCCAGCCAGGCTGACGCCGCCAGGAAGTCGCGCACCACCTCGGGCCTCTTGCACCTGGCCTTGACCCACCCGGCCCTGGCCCGGTAGACCTCCCTCATGTGCTCGAAGCGGTGCTGCGAGTTGAAGTCGGAGTAGTCGAAGGCGAGCAGCACGTGCCCCGCCTTGGCCGCCTCGGTCAGCCGGGCGGAGATGCGCTTCTCCTCGGCAGGCGCTCCCCAGGCCCGCAGACCCTGCAGCACAGCCCGCTCGACCACGGCTGCCGGGTAGCTGGCCACCACGTAGTGGGTCAAGTCTAGCCCGTAGATGGCCCTGAGCTTGCCCCCAGGCTCGTTGCGCTTGGTGTGGGGAGTGCTCTCGCCGCCCGGTGGCCTTGCGAGGCAGGCGCGGTAGAAGTCCGGGCCCACCTGCTCCAGCACGGTGCGCTTGTTGAGCTGCCCCCCCTCGAGGCCGGCCTGCTCCGAGAAGAGCTTCATGCCGGGGGGCGCCCCGCTGGCGCTGCCGGCCACCGCCCAGAGCGAGCGCTCTGCCCACCACTCC